TATTACATTAAATTCCTAAAAATGTTCCGCAAATGAAATTACCGTAAGATAATCTGTTTACATTAATATCTCTAAGTATAATTCTATTTACTGAACTAGAAGCTCTGACATTTTCTTCTAGAGTTTGAAGTCTAGCGTATAACTGATTAGATACATCTGATCCTAATCTTGGAAATGCCACAGATAAATCATATACCAATCCTGCTAAGAATAAAGAATTATATTGAACAGGTATGTTAAGAACAGTATCAAGAGTTATCGTAAATTTCTGATTATACATAACTTTGAATACAAAATTATTCTGTTTGACCCAATTTGATTTAAGATAAAGCTTAACGTTATTTTCATCAATAGGAAGAACAGAATATACTTGAGAATTATATCCCCAGCTGAAGAAGTCTTCATAACTTACAAAATTCAATTTCAGCCAATTATCATTATTAACATTACCATTATAATACATTCTTGTGATGCATTGAAGATTATCAACTACTACATCAGCTGGCGTAACTATAACTCCATTCTCATCAGTAATGCCGGAGCCGATTAGAGTTTCACCTTTATTAGTAGTGAAGTTTGTTGAATTACGAATGAATGAAAGGAATTCAGTATTAGAATATTCGTCTAATCTTTTCTTAAGTAATTCAAAAGCTGATGTTACAAGAGTTGCTGGGGCAGGCTGACTTCTTCTGCATAATTTAGCTTCATCAAGAGCATTTATGATAAGATCTTTGATTGCTAACATTTAATTTACCTCTGAGGACATAATGTCCTCTTTGAATATATATGTCATTTGAGTTTCATATTAGTATTGAAGTATGAACCAAGACTGCGACTTGTTAGCCATCTTCCTAATTCATAATCACTCATCACATGAGGATACATCTTATTTCCACAGTTAACTAAACAAGATCCAGTCGATGGAATATTGACTACACCTTTTATCCATGAACTTGACAATCTATTAGGACTATTAGAATATGGAGGTCCTGGCATAACTAAGAATGTTGTAGGTCCGTTAAGAATTGCTGATTTTAATGCAGGATTTTTTGCAATCAATCCTGTAGCAGCAAGATAACTATTATAACTATTGTATGTCGCCATTCGTATTCTCCATTGCCTTCTTAGCAATTTCAGCCTTCTTAGCTTCTAGAGATATGACTTCTTTTTGTAGTTTAATGTTTTCTATATCAGCTTTAGATTTATTATCAGACAATTTGATGATATTATCTGTTTTATTATTCTGAGAATCCATAGAAAGTTTAGTCTCTGCAAGTTGCCTATCATTCTGAATTTTAAGTAACTCAAGTGAATTCTTCTGTTTTTGGTCAAGCAATGATAACTGGAGTTGAGCAATTTGCTGCTGTAAAACTTTGTTTTCATTAACCTGTTTCTCAAGTTCATCCTGTGTAGAATTAAGAACACCCTGCATCTGATTAAGAGTATGTACAGCACGAGGATCTTCTTTCTCAGTTGAATCACTAACAAGTTGAACATCTTGAGGAAGATTAGCAGTCATATCAGGAAGTAATGTATCCTTAATTTCTTTATCTAATGTCTTAACGAATTCTCTAGCAACTATAGTCTTTGTCTTATCATCAACTAACTGTGCAATTGCTTGTAGTTCTTGACGCCGTTTCATATTCTGAGTGATGATTGTTGGCCCATTTATTAACTTGAATACTGGTACTTGATCTATTTTGTTTTCAAAACACAGTGCTTCTATAATTGTATTAGTTATTTCTCTAATTGTATGAGATGCATTTTCATAAAGATTGTTGACATTACTTTCAGAATTATTCTGTTGGACAAGTATCTCAGTTGCCGTTTGAGAATTCATTGCAGGATTTATTCCGCCTACAGGAATTCCTATAACCTGAGACATTAGATTATTGCAAGTATCAATCGTGCTCATTAGATCTTGCGTCTGATATGATTCAACGATAGCAGTTGGGGCTGTATCTCCATTATAGAGACATACTAGACTTTCCTTTGTCTGAAGTTTCTTATAGTATTCTTCTAGTCCATCAATAGCTTTAGCTGGCATCAAGAAGTTAGCTTTTGGACTACGATTCATTCTTTCTAGTAATGTAGAGTATCCTAAGTTCAATCCTAACTGAAGATCTTTAGTAAGATCTACTATTCCAGAATAATCTACTTTACGATTGCGAATTACTTCGTTAAAACAGCATCTGAAAATAGGAATTCTGGAAATGGGAAGTTCAATTTTATCAGATATTATCTTATCTCCACATAATTTATAAAAGTCAACTGTGTTATTTTCATTCTTTTTATAGTATGATATGACAGCAATTGCATCTGTAGGTCTTTCCCATTGAGTTCCAAAGTTATCTAAGAAGCATGATCCTTTACTATCACAGATGTCATTACCGTAGAGCCGTCTTGCTTTGCTTGTTGATATGAAGTTAACTATTGCACCAGCTTCAGAATCGTTTAATGACATATCAGTAGCAAATGGATCAACAGCAACTTGAGATACATCACGTACTATTTCTGGAACAATTTTACCATTAACTATAGAAAGTACTATGTAGCCAACGCCAGTAATAGCAGCAGATCTTATCATCGCCAAGTTACTATTCTTATAATCAAACTTGTTCTCATATTCATCAATGCTATCTTGAATTATTTTGTATATTCCATCAGGATCATCAATCTGAGCATGATATGGAGATTTACTAAACGGAGATACAATGGTATTGACGAACTTTGGATATTGAGAAAACTGGCGATTAATACGACCTGTCCTATCCGTGTCTACAATAAGTTTCTCAGACCAAAATGAACCGGAAAATATTTCCATGTCCCGCCGTTTTCTAGCAACTAGTGGAGAAAAATAATCGCTAGACTTTTCTAGAAACTTCTTACAATCTTCTAAAATATCGTTTCCTTCCATAATGCCTCTTTTCAAATATTTATAAACTTATTGTCTTTCAGATAATCTGTACTATCTAAATAAGGTGTTCATCAACTGGTGTTGTCGTTCTTGCGATATTGGTACTATGGCAGAATCATCTTCATAGAATGTTAGTGCTAATGCGTCAAGGCTGTCTGGAGAATGTCCGATGATTTTCTTAATGTCCTCTTTAGCAGTTAACTGCTTTTTCCCGCTGGAGTTGATGAAGTAAGACGTGCTCTTCAACTCCAATAGTAACTCTTGATCATCAATGTAGAATCCTTCTCTTATAGATTTAACCATGTTGAAATACATCATTGCTCTAGCGTTCGCAGTGCTATCATTTCCTCTGAACCCGAAATTTATTTCCTTGATGAAGTCGTAATCAGCTTTAAGAATATCGTAGCAGCCTGAGCTAAATCCACCAGTGCCATCAAAGTATGCATGATGAAAGTTGTATGTTCTATTTAATCTTCTAAATACTGATGCTGCAGCGTTTGAATCTGCTTTCTGTAATTTTTCTATAGCAACAACTTTATCTTCATTTCTAACTATGAATACCGTCGAGTCATTTCCAAAGCGAGCAAAGTCTACACCTAAATAATACTTCGTGTTACTTTTCTGAATTCTTGGACTTACAGGTATGTCTCTAAGATCTATTATGCAGTTTTCTATAGTTTCATCCAATATCTTACCAAGTATTTCTTGATCGTATTCAGAATCATTAGTTATAGCATTAAGCTGTAATTGTTTACTTTCATCAGATATGAATGTATTTTCTAGCATTGAACCTGTAAAAACATCCCATTCCCCATTCAGCATATGTTCTCTAACAACTCTATTCCATACTGAAAATTTCCTAGGAGTACTACAGAATCTTATCTGTGGAGTAAAGTTACCTCTCAGACATGGAGATACTACAGATAACAGATTGGCTGGCGCTAATGCTAATTCATCAAGAAACAACCAACTTATCTCTGTAAGTCCACGACAACTATCGATGTTTTCATAAGAATAGCCATAGCATATACCTTTTCCATACGAAATAGACATCTGCTGCTTATTATAATCTGGAATAACATTAAGTTCATTGAATCTGTTAAGAACTTCTTGAAATAAATTACAAGATAACGACTTATATGTCTGAGAAAATGATAGTACTCTATCACCTTGTATGACATGTAGGGTAATCATCCAAGACATGATGTAGGTCTTACCTGTAGATCTTCCTGAATAAATACCGGCTACACTTTTCTTAGAATCATATAGTTTCTTCTGTATAGGTAGTAACTGTACGTTCACATTCATATCATTCCTATATGTTGAATACTATACTTCTGTTATAGTTATGGTAAGTTTAGAATCTTCTGGATTGCTATTAGAAGTTGTTGCCTCAATCTGTGCTGAACGACTGATAGGTGCCCAGTTATCACGGAATCTTTTCTCAAGTATTGTCATGAATGTCTTACCACGATTGTCTCCATATTTAATATAGTTTGCTGTTAGATATACTTCAAGTTTGATGAACATATCTCTAACCATGCCGGCGAAGTATTCATTTACAGATTTACCAACTTCAGTTTGTGTATCAAACATACAGTTGACATTTCTGAATTTCTTTGGTAAGAATGGCTTGATATGTCTAAAAAACTGTCTTAGAATCCTGCTAGAATTACTAGGAATATTAACATCCTGCATACAGTCAATGATACTAGTGGAAGGTCCAAACTGATTACCAATCTTATTGGTATTTATCGTCAGCATAGCAATCCAAATTTTTGAAATAGAACATTCATTCTTCAATATATCAAAGGAATCTTCAAGACTAGACTGATCATAAAAATCTGGATCTTTATCCTTTATGTTATTTTCCAACCATTCTAGCGCTTGATATGCTTTAAATGTTCGTACTCCAACTTGCTTCTCAAGTCCTGGAACTAACATGTTATACTCCTCTAAAATTAGAAACTTTTCCCAATATTCATTTTCTGTTCTTCACGTTTATTCATTTCATCGAGAACTAGAAGAATACCATTTATCTTTTTATCAAGAATGACTAGAGCGTTAAATAGATCCTGAGAACTAACTGTTTGAGAATTGACTGTTACTTCACATTTATTTTTAGATTCTTCAGTCTTTACAGTTTCAACTTTCTTAACTATTTTCTTTGCCATAATTTTATACCTCATCATACTGTGATATTGTTAAATTTGAGAGCCACAGTTGCTTCTCAAATTATATATAAAGTTAAAAAAAATCTCCGATATTTCTACCGGAGATTCTTGCTATGGACTACATAAAAATCTAATAGCAATCGATTGGAGTCAGGTATATGAATGAACCTGTTATGCAGTCATTTTTTTGGAGGAGATAAACTTTTTACTTCATTGAATCTTTATCTACATCAGTATCTTTGTCTTCTTTATCTTTGGTTTCTTCATAGTCAAACTCATCAGAAAGAGAGCCCTCGATTTCAGACATAGCAGCCTGTAAAGTCTTGACATCTTCCTCAGAAATCTTATACTTTGTAATTAGTCCATTAAGTAATTCCAATAATTTTTGCATTCTAATATCCTCTTTAAAAATTGTTGTATAAAATTATATATAAGAGCTCATGTCCAGTCGTCTGAGACGATCTTAGAATGATCATTAGTTGCAAATGCTATATTATCAGTGTCTTGGATTGTTAGCTGAGCCTCAGAAAGCTTCTGTTGCCTATATGAGAGCCCTTTGTTCCAAGGATCATGATCCTTGTATCTTTCTTTCATTTTTAAACTTAGTAATTCGCGAGTCTTCTGAGTCTGAGGATGACTGCCTTCTTGAGAGACCACTAAGCCAGTGGCTAAGAATTTAGATTTGTGTTTTTGAAAGTAACAGTTTGCTAACATACTTCCAACACCAAGAAATCTCCTGATGATAGCTTTAGTTTCTGAGAAATTCAGTATTCTCTTCGAATCTGTGATATTTTTAATAATCATATCGGGAAATACGTCAATTCTATTAGATTTCAGTCTTTTTCTAGCAGCATCAGACATTTTCTTCCGTGATTCTCTACTCATCGTAGCACCTTTTCTGCTGCTTCCATAGATCGCACAATGCTCCTTCACAGACTTTGAGATTTTTTCTCTAGTTTCTTTAGAAAGTCTTGTCATATTTTTAGAAATCCTTTAGTTTTTCTAAAGCTTTGTCGTTAGACTTTCTTAAATTATAGTAACTTTTCCACATTTCAGTCGCTTCTTCCCTAGTAATTCCAAAAGGCTCACATGTTTTGATGAAACTTTGAAGTGTAATTTGTGATGTTTCCATATTTTCTATCTCCATTATACTGATGGAACATCATGTTCCATCAGGATCATTATAATTCTTCAATAATTTCTTTTAGATGCTCTTTACTGGCTTTAATAGATTTCAATTTGTT